GTAATGTCAGAGTTTCAGTCCACTATAGAAACACTCAAAGCTGCTGGCTTTTCTGAAGAAGAGATTAATCAGCACACATCAGGACAAGTGCAAGAGCTTATTGCTGCTGGGTTTACAGAAGATGAAGTTGCTGAATATGCAGGAGTCACGCAGAAAGATAAGCCAAGTCTTGTGCAACCAATTATTGATTATTGGAATAGCATAAGCGATGAGACACGGCAGCACTTTGGTTACGATGCTCCAGAAGTCCCAGAGGACGTTGGAGAGGCAGACGTTGAGGCTATTAGTGAAGCTGCTGAAACCATCAAAGAAATACCTTCTAAAGTAAAAAAGTGGGCTGTCGGCAGTGACGCTGAATTTGGAGAATACTGGGCAAGAGGCATTGGCAAATCAAACATTAACTTAGCATTGCAGTATCATGCTGGTGTTAATATACCTACTGCTGCGTCAGCAAATGATGCTCTTACAGCAGAGCCAGAAGATACGGGACACATAGAGCGTTGGTGGGAAAGCATAAGTGCTATTGGAGCAGATCTACCTACGTTTATTGCTGGCGGTTTGGTTGGAAATAGGCTTACTGGTGGCAACCCCTACGCAACTGGGTTTGCTGCGGGATTCACCAATGATTCTATAAAACATATGTATATAGAGGCTCTTAACAAAGGTGATGTTAAAGGCTTTAAAGAATGGTGGAATATTTTCATAGACCATGGGTTTAAAGAAGGTGTTAAATCAGGCATAACACTTGGCACGGCTATGGGTCTGCCAAAAACATTGGGCTTCAAGGATTCTATAATCGGCAACTATGCCACACAATATGTGGCATTTACTGGCATGGGTGCGTTGCTAGAAGGTAAACTGCCCACATCTGATGAATTAATTAACACAGCACTGGTACTAGGCACGTTTGGTGGTGCAGAGGCTGGAGTAAAAGGCAAAAACATGGTGCTGAACAGAAGCAAGGAAAGTAATAAAAGCCCTGCTGAAGTTGTATCAGAAGTTATTTCAGACCCAAGAAAGTTGGAAGATGTTGCTAGTTCCAACATCAAAGAATTTAGAGATAAGACAAAGCCAGAAGAAGCCGTTGAGCCGTTTGTTGAAGGATCTGCGCCTAAAGTGCCTAAAACTCAAGCAGAACTTAGCGCGGAAGCAACCCAAGCAAGAAGAGAACGACAAGCATCAAAGCTAGAGCCAGCAAAGCCAGAACCAAAGCCAGAGCCTATCGCAGAGCCTGTAGCCCCAGAGGTTCTCTCTGAAGCCGTAAATGCTATAAACAGCAGGGTACAGGTTGAGCCGCCAAGCACATCATATTTTGGAGGCAGAATAAAGGACTTTAGAAGTCAATTCGTTACTCAGTTCGTTGATAAATTACATCCAATACTTAGCGCAGTAAGAAGATTTGAAGAGGCTGGAGGCAAGTTTGACACTGCCATGAACCCGTACCTTTCTGCAAGAATACAGCCTGGTATTGTGGGTAGAGCTATGCACGCTATCAGGTTTGGCACGTTAGATTTTAAAACTCTCAAAATTAACGGCAAGTCTTTGATAGAAGTTTTTGAACCAATAAAAAACACTAAAGATCTTACCGAGGCAAGGAGCTATTTGATAGCAAAACGTGCCTTAGAAAAAGATGCTCAAGGTAAAAAAACAGGCATACCGATAGAAGAAGCACGATTGGTTGTGAGAGAATTAGATGCTAAATACGGGCAGTTATCAAGAGATCTTACAGATTATCAAACAAGAATTATGGAATACCTTGTGGATAGCGGCATAGTAAGCAAAGAAAATGCTAAACTAATGTTAGAAGCAAACAAAGATTATGTGCCTTTTTATAGAGTATTAGAAGAAACAACTGTTGCTGGGCGAAACGAGTTTGGAAAGTCTGTTAAAAATCCATACAAACAATTCAAAGGCTCTGAGCGTCAAATACTAGATCCAATACAAAGCATTTATGGCAACACTATTCATCACATGACCATAGCTGAAAGAAACAAATCATTTGTTGATTTTATTGAAATGGTTGAACAAAGACCAGAAATTTTTTTTTTTTTTTTTAAAGTGCCTGCAAGAGTAAAGGCAACAAAAGTAGAGGCCAAAGAAATGGCAGAGGCTTTTGACGCACCAATACGTCCAGAATTTGCTGAAGGAATTACTGTGTTTCGGCGTGAACACGGGATAGTAAATGACAGACAAATTGCTATTTTTAGGAACGGCAAAAGAGAGATATGGGAAGTTGGGCCAGAGCTTGGTGCTGCATTTAAGAATACAAACAGGTATGAAGCAAACCTTCTTCTAAAGTTTTTATCCGTACCCTCACGACTACTTAGGGCTGGCTCTACACTTGCTCCTGATTTTATGTTGCGTAACTTTAACAGAGATACAGTTACGTCAGCAATTATGTCTGACAAAGGATTTATCCCGTTTGTCCATTCCTATCAAGGATTTTGGCATATGCTGAAATCAGACAAGTTATATCAAGAGTGGACAAAATCAGGTGCTATGCAGTCCATGATGGTTAGTATGGACAGAAATTACCTTCAAAAGAATGTAAAAGATTATTTGATTGGCGGCAAAGTGCGGAATCAAATTAGCAACCCTCTTGAGATGTTGCGGATATTTGCAGAACTTTTTGAAAGCACATCAAGGATTGGCAACTATAAGTTATCTCACAAACATCTTAGCAGAAGAAACGAACAGTTTTCTGACAGAGATATTATTGAAAGGTCAGGTTTTGAAAGTCGAGATCTCACAATAGACTTTGCTAAAATTGGAACTAAAGTTCAAGCAATGAACCAAATTACAGCGTTTTTCAACGCTCGTTTGCAAGGCTACGCAAGACTTGCACAGGCATTTAAAGAAAAGCCAGCTTATACTACGCTTCAAACATTTAAATACATTACAGCACCAAGCATATTGCTTTGGTATGTTAATCACGATGACCCTAGATACCAACAACTTCCGCAATGGCAAAAAGATTTGTTCTGGATTGTCATCACACCAGAGATAGGTATTGGTGATAACATAGTAGAAGACGATAATGACTATACAATATACAGAATACCTAAGCCGTTTGAGCCAGGTTTGCTATTTGGAACATTGCCAGAAAGAATGTTGGATTGGGCGTATAACGAAAAAGGTGAAGAGTTTTTGCGGTTTGTAAAAGAGTTTGCCACAAGCAACATCTCTGGCCTCATGCCTGTGCCAGATTTTGCCAAGCCCATGATAGAGTTTTGGTCAAACAAAAATATCTTTAACAATTTGCCGATCATACCCTACGGCACAGAAAAAATGTTGCCTGAGTATCAGTATAGTGAATATACAAGTGAAACAGCGAAACTACTGGGCAAAACGATAGCTGAACTTACAGGCGGCAACGCACCAAAACTTTTGCAAAGCCCTGCTCAAATAGACCAGCTTATTGCTAATTGGTCTGGAACTTTAGGAAGATATGCTGTTGATGTTGCAGACAAAGCTCTAAGAGTTAGTGGCATAGTAAAAGAGCCAGAACAACCATTAAGTATGTTTGAAGATTTGCCAATCATAAGAGCATTTCTAATAAGAAATCCTGCTGGCTCTTCTGAATTTATACAAAGTTTTTACAAAAAATACAGAAAATCTGAAGGACTTTTACTTACCTTAAACAAGTTGCAACGTGAAAACAATCAAGATGAAATCTCAAGATTAATACAAAAATCGGACTTAGATCTTTTACAGATACAGGCGGCTGGTCAAGCCATGTCAACTCTGAGGGAGTTAATAAGAACAGTTCATGTAAACCCTGACATTAACAAAGTAGAGAAAAGGCAGCTTATAGATGATTCGTATCAAACAATGATTGACATAGCTAAATTTTCTTTAGAGGCGTACTTTGACAAAGACAAAGATTAAGAGGCTTTAAGAAAACAAGTATTTTTGATATGATAGGACAACACTGGAGTAAAGCATGACAGTAAGTAGCACCACTACCAGAAAAAGTGCAGGCGGTGACGGATCTAACGATACGTTTGGATACGACTTTAAAATATTTGATGATGATGATATGACAGTCATCATTCGCACCGATTCGACAGGCGCAGAAACAACTAAGACTAAAACAACTCACTAGACTGTAACAGGCGTTGGAAGTGCAAGTGGTGGCAATGTTGTTTTTACTTCTGGCAATATACCAGCAAGCGGTGAGACAGTGGTTTTGCTACGCACAACTGCAAGAACACAGCTTACAGATTATGTGCCTAACGATCCATTTCCAGCAGCCACACATGAAGATGCACTAGACAAGCTGACCTTTATAGCGCAAGAACTTGAAGAGCAGATTGGAAGATCGCTTAAGGTGTCTCAGGCTAATGTAATCGCTACAGCAGAGTTTACAGACGATGCAACAGCCAGAGCAAACAAGGTGCTTGGGTTTGATGGCAGTGGGAATCTACAGGTTACAGAAGGCAAGGTAGATACTGTTACAACTTCAGTGTCGGCTGTATCTGCTGGTGGCAGTCCTACAGCTAGTGCAACCTACACAGCGTCTACTGGTGCGCTTGCGTTGGCCTTTGGTCTTGTTACAGGTAATACTGGTGCAACAGGCAACAGTGCTGGCTTGCAGATGACTTTTAACAACAGTACATCTGATGCAGATCCAGGTGCAGGAAAGCTTGCTTTGAACAACGGCACGTTGGCATCAGTGACAGAAATGTACTTTGATGATGCAGATGATAATAGTGCAGATATTTCTGGCTTTGTGCAAAGTTTTGATGATGCAAATAATGCAACTGCAAGGGGCTTGATACACATAGAAAAAGAAGGCACTGCGTCTACTTTTGCTTTGTATAAAGTTACAGGTTCAGTGACAGACGCATCTGGTTATACAAAAGTTCCTGTGTCACACCTTGTATCTAATGGCACATTTAGTAATTCAGATGGCATTAGAGTAGATTTTTCATACTCAGGCAGTGATGGTAGCGGTGGGATAACTG